TCTGGTCACTCCCCTACGAAGTGCAGATGTACTTGGTACTTCCGGCCCTCTATCAGCTCACAAGGACCCGCCGTCCGGTCCTGTGGGCATGCCTGCTTTGCGCTTGGTCGATCGTCATGGCACTCGCGCTGCCGTCCAACTCGCTGGCACACAAGCTAATGCTTTACGTGCCTTGCTTCCTGCCTGGCGTGCTGGCCTTCGCGTTGTCCCGGGAAGTAGAGGCAAACTCCAGCCCGCTGTTGCTGTTCGGGCTGATCGTTGCTTTCGGCGTAATCAGCATCCCGGTTCTGGTCGCTGTTGGGGTGCCAGAAATGCCGCTCCTATGGGGCCTATGTATAGCTCTCGGATTAACGATTCCTACCTGCCGCCAACTGGAAGACGGGCGTCTTGCGCGAGGCTCAAAGCTGATCGCGAAATACTCCTATGGCATCTATATCACCCACGTGCTTGCGATGGGCGCCATTGATGGATTGGTGCCGGGTCCAGCGATCGTGCAATGGGCGGCGATGCTAATCCTACTGCCCGGGCTTGCGTACGTCTGTTATCACGGAATCGAAAAACACGGAATCGCGTTGGGAACTTTACTCGCTACGCGATGTACCCCGAACTCGAAGCAAGATAGCTTGCGCGGCGCGCCAGCTGGCGATCCAGCCGCTGGCCTATAAACACCGCCCACATCAATAGCAATAGACGCGCACTTCCCCGCGCCCCCCTACGCCACCAGATCCGCCGGTCGAGGTGCCGCCGCCGCCACCACCACCGCCTCCTCCGCAAGCACCGCCCGCACCGCCCGCGCCTCCTGTGCCAGCAGAGTTGCATGCGCCGCCGCCGCCGCCCGCGCCGGCCGCCGTGGAATTTCCGGTCGCGCCAGCCGTGCCGGCCGCGCCAGCTGATCCGGAGGCCGCAGCGCCGCCGCCGCCACCTGAAAGCGACCACTGATTGACGCCCCCACCCGCACCAGGTGCGGAGACGGTCGTGTTGTCGGACCAAAGAGAGCCGCCTCCACCGCCACCGGCGCCGCCATAGATCGAAGTTCCGCCCGCGAGCGCATTGGCCGCGCTGCGCGAAGGACCGCCGCCGGCACCGCCATACTCGGCCGGCCGGCTTGCGGTCGCTGCCGTATCGTTGCTCGCGCCGCCGCCACCGATGCCGGCAGCCGCCGTGGACGTCGTTGGTCCGCCGCCCATGACCGCGGATGTCGACCCGGTGACGCCGGCCGAGCCAGTGCCGCCGCCGCTGCCGCCGATCATGCTCGTATTGGCCGCTGCGCCTACCGCGCCGCCGCCGCCGCCGCCGAAAGCGGACAAGTAGGAGCCAAAACTTGACGTGCCGCCCGTGCCGCCATTGGCGCCGCCTCCGGACGACCCGCCGTTTCCGGCCGTGCCGCCGGCGCCAACCGTGACGGCAACCGTGGCTGGCAGGTCCGCCGCAGAGAACCTGGCGCGCGCCATTGCGCCGCCACCACCACCGGACCCACCGGTGCGAATGCTGCCCGCCGCACCACCATAGCCTCCGGCGCCGCCACCACCGCCGCCAATGACCACCACCTCGACGACCGTGCATCCGGCGGGCTTGGTGAAGGTGCCACTGGCGGTAAAGGTCTGTGCCGATGCGCTTGAGCCAGTCGCAGTCCCGGGTGGTACCTGCCACGTGCCATCCTCGCGCAGGTAGCGCACAGTGCCGGCGGTTGACCCAGGATCCGGCACGGCGCCGGCCGCGTGCCCAGTTCCGGAAGCGCCCATGATCGGCAGATCGGCGGCGACAAGCCCGCGAAAGGTCGGCGCGCCACTGCCGCCGGAAGCCGGGCCGGCAAAAACCGTGTTGACCGCTTGCGCGATCAAGGTGAGCGTGAGCGTGCCAGCGCCTGTGACCGGGGAGCCGCTGACGCTGAAGAGAACGCCGGGCGTCGACAAGCCGACGCTTGTCACGGTGCCGCCGGTCGTCGCCGATGCAGGCAGCTGCGCCGCCGGCACCTTTCCGTCGCTTCCTAGGCCAGCAATGCCGTTGGCCTGGCCGATGGTCGACTCGAGCGCATACTGCGAGTGTGGGTCGGACGCGGCAACGTGCGCAGCAACGGCGGCGGAGGCGGCGCCGGCAGCATCAGCACCGACGTCTGACGCACTCAGCGTCACGGCGCCAGAGGAATCCGGCGTCTTGGTGTTGACGCTCTTCACGGTACCGGAGGTACTCCCGCCGAGCGTGCGCTGGTCGGTGTAGCTCGTCACCGTCGACGCGCCAGCGACCACGCTATAGAGCGGCGTCCGGCCCGTGGTGAATCCGGTTTGATTGACCGATACCGTTCCATCGGCGGGGTCGGCCTCGATGTAGTTGGTCGCCGATGCTGTGAGCGTCACCGTGCCGTTTGCAATCTGCGTTGGCGTCCCGGAAATCGAAACCGTCCCGCCGTAATATCCCCAGGTCAGGCCGGACGTAGCCACCGCGCGCCGGCCGTATAGCATGGCTGGGCTGGCGGCATCGAACAGGCTGTTTGCCGTGATTTCCTTGTTCGCCTGGCTGGTGGAGATCAGGTCGAGATTCGTCGTGCTGTTGCTCATGGGCGTCCCATAAAAAAAGCCGCCAGAAGGCGGCTCTTGCGGTTGTCAGTTCAAATCAGATAGTGGCGCGCGCCTCGTAACCGCGGCCAATCACAGCGCTCAGCTGGAACACCTTAATGGCTACAGCCGATTGCGCGCCGCCGAAGTCCGTGACCTGGTCCGCTGCGGCGTAGACCGCGGACGGGCTAGTCAGGCCCGTGATCGTGCGCTTCAGGGTCGTGTAATCCGCATTCCAGATTTCGACCTCGTAGGCTTCAGATGCTTCACCCAACGGTACATCGACGCCGCTCCGCCACTCGCCCGAGATCCGCGTGCGCCGCGTCCAGCCGATCAACACATTGCCGTCCGCATCGCGCCCGCCACCGACGTGCACCGGGGCATAGGGCCGCAAGCCGGCGCCGTCGTTGGTGAAACTCTGTGCAACCGCATTGCCCAGCGTGCCGCCTACCGTGACCGCCTTGTACAGGCGTGGCACGTGCAAATCCGCTGTCTCGCCCGGCACGCGCTTGATCGTTGCTGGGTCGAGCAGGATGAAGCGCTCGCCGGATGCATGGCCGCCCATCGCATATTCGCTGCCACGCAGTCCGCGCAGGAATCCCGACACCGTGTAGGTGCCGTCCGTGTTCAGCACGGCATTGCGGAAATACACGATCTCGTCGCCGATCAGCGCTGCCTGCACGCCGGCAAGAAACGAGGCATATACCACCGACGACAGCGTTCCGCGCGTCAGCGACACTTTGATGGCATTAAGTTCATCGGGGATGTGTCCGCCGCTGAAGTCGCCCAGAGCACCAATGACGCGGCCCATGGTCGCCGCGGCGGTGAACGTCGCGACCTGCTGATAGCTGGCACCGTTGTCGATGGAGCGATACAGCACCGCGCCCGGCCAGCGGCTGTCGGCGCTCGATGCGGCCGCGTAGAGGCCGGCATCGTTGTCGGCGTCCCGGAGCATGTTGATATTCATTACATCAGCTCCAGGGTCGTTTCGCCCGGGATGTACACCGCCTTGTCCGTCGGCGGCGTCTCGGTGACGACCACGTGCGGCGTGTAGTGGCTCGCATCCTCCGCGACTGCCTCGCACGTCAGCACGCCGGTTGGCGAAGCTGTCACCTTGGTCAGCAGCATCCCGTATCCGTCGATGGTGATGGGGTCGGTCGGCTCGAGATAGCCGAACTTGCGCGGCAGCTTAAACGGCCCGTACTTGAGCCGCTGCACCCACGGCGTATGCACGTTCACTTCGGCGATTTCCTGCGCCTTCGTATCGCTGAGCACGAGCGGCATGTCCAAGGTGGTTTCCTGGTCGCTGGATCCGATCAGGCGCTTGGCGATCTTCGTCATGGTCGAGTAATCGAGCGCAGCGGACAGGTAATTGACGTTGACCGTGCGCGGCAGCTCGACTTCCATCTGTCGCGTGATCGGCAGCGGGTCGCCCGACTCGCTATCGGACTGGTGCGCATCCAGGTCGCCGAGTTCGATCACCGCCACGCTCTCGCCGCCCCGCTTGACGAACTTGACGATGCCTTCCGATTCAACCGCATCGAAATAATAGGCGGGCCGCAGCACATCGATCGCGCTACGCACCGTGGTCTGTTTCGCGATCGCGTACCCATCGACCATGTCGGCCAGCGCGCTGACGTCGATCTGATCCGCGGTCAATCCGGCGCGCGCGGACAGGTCCGCGACGATCTCGCCCAGACCGATCGGCGCGGCCGCTGCCGCACCGCCGATGTACAGGCGCTTGATGCTGTCCTGGCTGACGGCCAGCACGTACGGCGCGCCGGTATTGTTCACCGGGTCCAGCAGCGGCCGGATCATTTGGCCGCCCGCTTCGAACGTCACCGCCGCCTGCGTTGTCAGCGTGTCCGGGTCGATGATATAGATGGTCGTGCCAGTCCCTGCCGTGCTGGTCGATGCGCCGACGAGATACCGGTCCGTTTTCTTGGAATAGGTAACGGAATCGGGCACCGGCGACGGCACCGGCGAGGTGTCGCCCGGCGACGGAGACAGCGGCTGGCTGCGAATTTCGCCGGTGACCGCGTCGAATGTCGTGACTTGTCCCGGGAACGCGCCCGAGAACGAAACGAAGCGCTTGCGCTTCGGATCGTAGTCGAAGGATTTGCCGTCCAGCCCGCCGATGTCCCAGCGCGCATCGTGAATCACGGTGCCGTCGAGCGTTTGCAGCACGAGGAAATTGACCGTGCCATCACCGGACGGCCCATCGCTGCCGCCGACACCGATCAGGCTGTTATCGCCGGCCATGTGGAACGGGATGCCGATGCGGTACGGCGTGAAGAACTCGCCATAGTTATTGGCGGTACTGGCGCTCATCATGCTGCCGGAAATCGGCATGTTCAGGATCGGGTAATAGGCGAAATGCACGGGCGACGTGTTGTCGGGCGCATAGGCGATCCAGAGGTCCGTATCGGTCGCATAGATCGCGGCGGGATATTTCGGGTCTTCCGTGACGAGGCCGAGCACGGGACCGTCGATGCCCATGTTGTCCCAGCCCATGAATTCCGGCTCGACCTTCACGCTGCCGTCCGGATTGGCTTGGCCCGACGTGAACATGCCGACGCCCGCGCGCCGCTGGCTCAGCGGCCACGGGATGACCATCACGAACACGAGGCCCGGCGCATACGAGAGCGAGCCGCTGCGCGTGCTGACGGTGCTCCACGCGTGCGGCAGCATCGCCGGCGTCAACGTGAATTCCTTGA